TTTTCAATTTTAAAATCCTTTAAGTAAAAACCAGTTTTTTGACTTTTTATACACTAAGAATAATTATAATACACTTTTGGTTATGTTGCAAACATTTTATACACTATTTTGACTAAAGAGAGCGCAGCGAACGGGGATGCGGTTTTCTATTTTTTTCTTTTTTCTTTTTTCATATACAGTAATGAGCGCCAGCGAATGAGGATATACTTTTTTGTTCTTTTTATATTCTTTTTTATTCTAATAAAATCCTTTAAAGACGTTCATAAACCTGTTAAAATACTTTCTTATACAGTAGTGAGCGAAGCGAGCGAGGTATATTTTTTTCTTTTTTTTTTTCTATAACCTTCCATATACAGTAATGAGCGCCAGCGAATGAGGTTTAAGTTTTTTATTAGTTTATTTTTTGGCGAGTGTCTTTTTACGATGCCAAAAAAGGTTTTATCTTCTTTTGCTTGTGAAACTAGGCAGAGTTTAGCGGATCGAAAATATCCTGTCAAGACTTATTTTCGTTAACATTATGTAATGTTTAAAAAGAGTGTTGACACACAAAACAGACACACATGTGTCTATAAAGAGGGCTTTAAAACCATTAGAGGCTTTGGTGTGTCCATGGAGAGGTTTTTGTTAAGGGGTAGGGCGTAGTATAGAATGAAAGATAAAATCTGCTCAGTGAGCTTGTACAGAGTTGAAAATGTGAAATAAGAACATCAAAAAGAGAATTTACCCCTTTTTGATGTCAACAGGATAGAATTTGACAGGATGTTGCTCATTGGCATAGATTTTTACACGAGCCTTGCCATGCTGTATCATATACCCACTATACCGCTTGTCGGGCATAGAAAGATCATCAACCACGTCATAAATTGTGGCAACCTCTTTTGTATCATGCAATCGCATCAATCGACCAATAGACTGAATGATCCTGATCATGGATTTTGTGGATGATGCAAGAACCATGTTGTGAAGCTTATTGATAGAAATACCAACAGCCATAGTTCCAAAAGTGGCACAGGTTATCACACTCTCACCAGCCTCGATCTTAGCCTTGATAACGTCACGTTCTTTGTTACTGACCTCGCCATTAATAACAAACACATTATCATGCTTTTCTTTCAACATCTCATATACAGGAGTTTGATAGATGTCTATTGAGTCAAACAAAACAAGCGTATTTCCTTTCAGGGACAGAATCAGATTGACAAGAAAATTTTTCCTTTCAGGGAGTGAATAGATAAATTCTTTTTCAACACGATACCAGTCTTTAGGGTTTCGTTTTTTTCCATCTTCCTTTGTGAATACGGTAGACGCAAGATCACCCTTGAATTCTTGGCTATACTTCAACAAAAGCATCTTCACATCAATAGGGGATGCAACACCTTTATCAATGCTTTCTTTTGCTGTCATGATGATCTTGCGCGGGCCAAACAAACCTTCAATAAACATTTCGTTTGATTCAAACCCATCAAGCGAACCGGTTAAGCCATGCTTCATAGGGCAGTTGATAGAATTTTCAATCAAACCAGAAAGGACTTGGGCAGAGCTACCGTGAACTTCGTCACAAAATACGGCTTTCATATCATCAAAAACGTATTTAGGAAGCTTTGCCATGGACTGCCATGTAGTAATAACAATCTGTCTATCAATATATTTTTTATAGTCTTTGTTGATTTTCTGACAATGAGTTCCAACATTCCACTTAACAGAGGAACCCGTAGCATAATTTTCAAAATCATTGTACATCTGCTCAACTAGGTTTCCAGAGGGAACTACGACAAAGAATTTTTTGTCTTCCATCTCAGGAAGTAGTTGCAACATACGCAAGGCGCTGTAAATGATAAGGGACTTACCACTACTTGTAGATGACAAACATAAACTGCGTCCCATGCCAAACATATGCATAAGAGCATCGTACTGGTGTTCGTGTGGTGTAATTGGCTTACCTTTGCTATGCGGATCAATCACCGTAGTCATTACGTGTTCAATATCTTCACGAGTGAGGTCAGTCTGTGGAATAAGCTCAGGATCAACCTTGTAGCTGTATCCCTGCCCCTTTACAAACCTTAGCAGTGCCAACACCAAGCCTACGGGAAACGTCTTGTTACGGCGGTTATAGAGCCGTTTTTGACCATCCCATTTACCAGCTTTCACACGCGGGTCATGTTTAGCGTTAGGAACCTCAAAGCTAAACTTATCCTGAATCTCCATTTCCATGTATTGTTCAACACAAGAAATCTTGACATAGGATTCGTTAATCTTCTGGATTATAATCTGAGGTTGCGACATATTCATAAGCCAATTTTAATAGTTTGTTAGCGGTTGTGTCTATTACTATATAGGGTATTTTAACTTGCTCTCTAATAGCGGCAAAGTACCTGTGATGTCCGTCAACAACATAACCATCCTCACTTACGATGATGGGTTTCATAGAAGGTATTGAATCAGGGTCTTTTCTCATACCCATACAAATATTTCTTATCTTGTCCTCGTTGAAGCCTTCCGCCTGCAACGGTTTGAAATAATCGACCAATCTCATATATGGAGAACTGCCCACACCCATACTCTCTGTTAGCCATTCCGTGAATTTAGAAACGTCATCAATCTGAGGCATATTAATTCTAGCTATCATAAACTGTTCTGTGATAAATTCTTTAAATGGTTTCATGTGTTGCTCCTGTTGACTATTTATGGTAATTTTAATGGTAGTTTCATAAAATAAGGCGTATTGCAAATGTTGACAGATAACCAAACAGAAAAGTTAATCGCTTGTGTAGAGGAAGAACTTAGAGAAATGGAAGAGTATAAAGGCGTAAGCTCTAGTAGAGTTGATGCTTTAAAAGTTGAAGAATTTTTAGTTAGAATAACCGTTATTAGAGATGGTGATGACGAAGAAGAATAATAATAAGATAAATACCTGTATACAGGAAACAATGATGCAGGGTAAAACAAATGACTACAAAGGCTATTAACACAGCAAAATCAACCTCGTTTATCGCTGTGCTTGGGTATGATAGAGATATCACGTACACCATTCAAGGTACAAACATGGGAGGTGCTAGTTTAACACCAGCGGAAATGCCAGCACGTTTTTCAAATATTCCTTTTCCCGGTGACAAGGTTGAGTTTGGTGATCTAACCCTTCGATTTTTGCTGGATGAAAACTTGTCGCAATGGGTTACACTGAACAAATGGATGTTTGCACTCTCTCGCGGCGTCAAAGACTCACAGGGCAACGATCTAACGTCATATGTAGAACTGACCGTCCTAGACAGAAGCAACGCACCAACGATCAGAATCCGTTACAACAACGCTCACGTAACAGATATTGGCGACATTGAATATGATATTGTTGGTGACGAAACAACACTTGCATCTTCTGCGACATTCGTGTACACTCACTACACTATAAACAACGTAATCACAGGTGAAACAATTGAGTACGGATCATAATAGTGATTTAGAAGACCTCATCGACAAAGCAGAAAATAGTTTTGTTGAACTGGTTCAGCTTGCAGGAAAAGATGTGGAGATTGACGAATTTGATATTGACGGTGAAGCTATTAGAACACCAAAGCTTCATCAGAAATATTCTGTAATGTTCGCCAACGAGTCTATGTCCCTGATAAAATACCAACAGATTCAAAAACGTGTCTATCTTGAACGATGGAAATATTTCAACGGGAAGCAGACAGATCAATATTACACAAAGTTTGGAGTCTTTAACGAAAAGGTTCTCAAAGGTGATATTGACAAGTATCTTGCAGCCGACAAAAGATTAGGATACGCTTCTGAACTGCTAGAGGTACAAAAACAAATTGTGAACTACCTTGAAAGAACTGTGAAAGACATTTCTAATCGAGGATTTCACATTAAATCAGTCATTGACTATCGTCGTTTCGAGGCTGGTGCATAAAATGAATTTAATGTTAGGCGATTGCCTTGAGCGCATGAAAGAGATACCAGATGGCAGCGTTGACATGGTTCTAGCTGATCCGCCATACGGAACCACGGCTTGCAAGTGGGACACGGTGATTGACTTAGTATGGATGTGGGAACAGTTAAAGCGGGTTATAAAACCTAACGGGGCGATTGTTCTTTTTGGCTCTGAACCTTTTAGTAGCGTACTGAGGATTAGCA